TAGGTGGAGCTTCTGTTACAGACAATTCTTCTGTTACAGGTGGAGCTTCTGTTACAGGTACAGGTGGAGCTTCTGTTCTACAAGCTCTAAACATTACAATATATAAATATAAAACTGATACAGTATAATATACATAAAATGCTTTTGAAAGGTATTCGTTACCTTTTTTATCCATTTCATTTGGATCATTGCTATTTGAGTTTATAGAACCTAATCTATATAACAACATTCTTAATGGTAAGAGGAAGCAAATTAAAAAGATAGGATTATAAAGTGGTATAAGAAGTGGAAAGATAAAACGTGTTCTACTATTACATAAAAGACCTAATTCGCTAGATACATCTCCAAAGAAACTAGATACACCCAAATAAACTCTTCGTACCCTTAAAAATATATAAATTATTATACCTAGTATAGCCAAATAATATGACAAGTATACTTTATTTTCTATTAAAAATTGGAAATTTAATAATTTATCATATCCTGGATATATCTTTTTAAATGTTGGATGTTCTAGAACTTGCTCTAAAACTTGTTTGTAAACAGATTCTGGTATAAATTTATATGATAAAAATACAATTGAGGCTACTAGTACTATATTTGATAATTTATATCCCATTACAAAAACCATATATAATATAGCATATATATATATTGCTATTTGCATTTTATTATAATAATAAAATAAAATAAAAAAAGATAATTTAATTTAAAATATATATATAGCTGTTTTTACACAAAACATTTTATGAATAATAATACCTAATATAAATAGATATAAATTAATATTCAATAAGTTACATTTTTTAAAAAAGAAGGCTTTTAGAATAAAACTTAGAAAAATAGTTGCTATAACATCTACAATAGCGATCCCGTTCCAATTTTTAGTTTTTAAAATTCTATATTTATGGAAACCAGTGTTTGGTTTACCAAAAATATCAGAATACTTGCATAAATCTATTCCAAAAAAGATCATATATTATACTATTATACTAATAAAATGTTTTTAGTAAAATTATCAGATATTAAAAAATCTAAAATAAGAAGGTTTAAAATTAATTCTATAACCAAAAGTAAAAGATTGTGGTCTTTTTTTGACAATATAATTACATATATAACTAAATTGTTTTTTGGATGTAATATTTTTGGGAACTTCATCCAAAGACAAGTAATTATGATCTAAAAGTACCTTTAACAAAGCTGCTACAACTATAGCACTTCTTTGTTTTCCCATATGACAATGTACAAGTATATTTTTTTTTTCTATTGTATATTTCCTTAAAAGTAAAGGAACTATATTTTTTAATTGTTCTTGCATAATTATAAAATCACATTCTAATAAACTATCATTTACAGGAATTCTATACATTTCGGGTCGTATATCGACGTCGTCTGTAATAAATGATTTATCTTTTGTACAATTAATAATAACATTAATATCATTCTTTTTTAAAAAATTTAAATTTAAAGCAGAATTATGATTACCTAAATATATATTTGGAATAATTTCATCTGCATCATTATAAAAGTTCATTGTTAAATCATATAAATATTGTATAATAGAAAGTGGTATTTTTGTAAATATATTTGTTTTAATTAATGTTAAAGACATGTATATTTAATCAATAAAAAATATATTTATATATAATAATTATGAATAGAACAAAATCTAGTCGTATCATAGTAGAGAAAAAGAATGATAGACGACAAGGTACCTTTAGTGACGATACCGATACTTTTTCAAGCTCCGATGATAAAAAGATTATTTATACAAAAAAAAAGAAAAATATACGACAAGGTAAAGATCGTAAAGATAACAAAGAAGATCACAGAGATAACGAAGAAGATCGTTTTGTTAGTATAGTAGATTCTGGGTATAAAAAGTCAAAATATGGTAGTAAACAAGATCATATGACAGGATATGATATGGTTCATCAATTAGATAATTATGTTGCTTTAAAAACATTAAAGGAGAAAAGAATATTAGAAAGAGTAATTCCTTTTAAAACATGGATTCGATATTTAAATATAAATAATAAAAAATTTAGAGTAGGTGGACTATTAATGAAAGTAGAATATCCAGATTATATCATGTTGGTAAATCCGAAATTAAATTTAACATGGAGTGTTCAATTAAAAGATCATATTATTTATGTACCAGATAAAGATTATCCTCGAAATAGAGAAGAAAGAGAAATGATAAAGATAAAAAGAAAGGAATTAGAAAAAAAGAAAGAAAAAGAAGAAAAAATGGATATATTAAAAGACCATCTCTTTTCTTTATATAAAACTGGTAAATTGACATTAAAAAAAAAAGGTTGATTATAGTTGATTATAGTTGATTATAGTTTAAAAATAGTTTAAAAATTGATTTTATAAATATAAAAGATAAACAAAAAACCTTTGGTAAATAAAATGAATAAAAGATTTAGAAAGGAAGTTAGATCATTATATTTGCAACAAAGTCAAATACCTTTATTAGAAAATGACTATATTGTTTACCAAGATGAATCAAATATAAATATTTTACATACTATTATAAAAGCACCATATGATTCTGTTTATCGACATAAATTTATTAGATTAGATTTTGAAATTCCTGATAATTATCCGCATTCACCACCAAAAGTAACATTTGTAAATCATGGCAGTGTTAGAATACATCCAAATATGTATCAAGATGGTAAATGTTGTAGTACTATTTTAAACACGTGGCCATCAGAAAATGAAAAATGGACTTCAAGTATGGGAATAGAAACAATCCTATTAACATTTCATTCCTTTTTAGACAACAATCCTTATACTTATGAGCCTGGTGGTAGAGATGATCCTAGTTATACTATTTATGTTCAACATCAATCTTGGATTACATGTTTAATTAGATATCTTCAATATGAAAAGATTGATACATTTAAAGAATACATGTATAATTATTTATTGTTAAATATAGATAGTATTTTTACAGAATTATCACATTTAAATGAAACGTACCAGAGAGGATATTATAATACAAACTGTTTTGAAATTGAAAATTTTATAATTGATTATAAAACTATTTCTGAAAAATTACAAGATCACTACAACTATGTATATTTTACCGAAAATAATGGAGACGCATATGAAGACGATGAATTTACATTTGAAATGTTTTTAAATAAAGATTTCACTTGTTCTATTTGTTTTGACACAAATGAAAGCGAAGACGTCGTTACTTTAGAATGTAAACATAAATTTCATAAAATGTGTTTAAAAACGCATGTTGAGATAAATAATAAAATATGTCCCATGTGTAGAAAAGATATAAAAGATGAAATTGTAGAGGAAAAAATAGAAGAAAGAGAAAGTGAATGGATAATAAATCCATTAACAAAAAGGCGTGTTAAAATTGGAAGTAGAACGTATAAATATTTAAAAGAAAATGATGTTATTTAATTAAAGGTATCTTTTTTTATATTTTTTCTTGATAACCAAAACTTTTTGAATGTATTTTTTATAATTTTTGTTTTATCAGTTTGTATATCAAGGTCACCTTGCCGAGCTGAAGCTCTGCTACTGTGAATGTCACCTTGCCGAGCTGAAGCTCTGCTTCTGTGAAGGTCACCAAAAATTAAAAATTTTTTATTAATATTATCAAATACGTATTGAGAAATATGATGTTTTAAAATAAAAGCTATTTGTATATCACACGTATATAATACAATTTCATCCATTATCTCAATAGGTAATTTAGGTACCTTTACCGAAGATGTCGATAGACGGCAAGTCATATATATATATATATATAAATATTTATATATATTTATTCAATTTTTGGTAAAGCTTCTTATTCATCCTCTTGTTTATATCCAACTATTTCTCCTTCTCTAGAAACAATGACTTTTAACTTTCTTGTTTTTGCAAATTTCTTTTTTAATTTATCTAAATGTTCTTGGTTTTTTTCGTCTTCTTCTTCATAGCGTTCATTGTAATTAGAACTATGATATTTCCAAAATTTTGTATGTCCTACACGAAAATCTGTATGCGCTGATGCTTTATACCAAAAAATTTGATCTTTTAAATCTGAACTATTTCCAGAAGTTTTAATAACTAGACATTCATGGTCTTGAGTACATGCATCTAAAATATTGCAAAAGTGCTCGAACGATGGCACCATTCCTCCATATGCATCGTATATTCTTTTTCGATTTGCAACAGAAGGTTCATTAAAGATAAATACATAATCAATATTACTTCTTAATTCAGGAGGGATACCTTGGGCATATTGCATGGTTAAGATGAAGAGAAAATTAAAATGTCTTCCATTAAAGAAAATACTTTTAATTGTTTTATCCTTTTTCCAACTTGCAGCATCATGTAACATATCATCTAATACAATAAACAAATTATTACTTTGATGTTTTCCAGTTTCTGAAAGACCTTGGTTTTTAGCTTCTCTAATTTTACGTTTTTGTCTATTCATAATACTATCAATCAATTCAGGGTCATATTCAGAATGTATAAAACAATCTGGGACAAAATCTCCAAAAAATGGAGATGCTTCTTCTGTACCAGAAAATACTATACCAGAAGGTATATCTCGGTGATGAAAAAAGATGTCTCTTGTTAAAAAACTGTTATGTGTAACAATAAAATTTCCTAATACATATCGATTATTTCCATCTAATTCAATACCAAAATAACGGTCTTCAGGTAATTGAGTAATTTTAATTTGACTGACTAATGCATTTACACGATCATTTCTCTTTTGTGCCCTTTTTCTAGGAATTAAAGTAGGTATTTCTTCTATACCTTCCCCATTTATATGTATTCTGAATGCTTTTCCAATTTTTTTAACACCATTATGTGTCCAAGAAGTCTTTTTATCATGTTTATAAGCAGTAAATCCTAAACTACGAGCTAAATAAATAATGTCATCAAGTAATTTTTCATGCTTTTCACATTGTGTTATTTCAAAATCATTTTGTTTAGATAAATGACCATCTGCATCTATAAATCCAGCTAGTAATTTTAATCTATTTTCTCTAGTATTGCATTTATAAATATGAGGAATATGTTTATTATTCAACATATCCAAATCACGTAATGCTTTCAAAAAAACATTACCTTTTTGTCCATAACCACTTGAAACTTTGTAAGTGTATTTATTTTTATAATCTAAATACAAGTTGTATTGTTCTAAATTATTTGCAAAATAATGTAATACTGTAGAATCTTGTGTTGTTATATTAGAATTATTTGATGTTCCATCTCCTAACCAATATCCAATCATATAAGGATCGATTGACAATTCTACATTTTGTTCTGGAAATGTTAATGCTGAGACTTGATATCCTAATAAATTTTCTTTGTATTTTTTAGAGAGTGCCAAGTATTCTTTTATAGGAATATCTACATATAAATCATCTATTATATTATCATAATATCTTTTTGCTTCGTCGTATACTTTATCTTTATCTTTATCTTTACCCCTATAAGAAAAATCTTTATGTATTACTTTAATGTTATTTTTGTCAAAATATCTTACTTGAAAAGACATTCTTTCTGTTCTTTCAAACATAAATTTTTTAGCAGTCCATTTTAAACTTAAAATATGATGACTATTTACAGTATAACTTTCACCCTTTTTATTTTCTACTTTATACATAATGTCAGTTCCAGAATGTGTTTCTAGCACATTTCTAGGTGCACTGTCGTCGCCCATAACTTGATCTCCAACCTTTATATCTTCTACATTTTTAATTGTACCGTCATACATGAGCACTTTGGTACCATAAATTTGACATTTTCCAGTCCTGCGCTTCCCTAGGATAAGTATGGTCGCATCTGGTAAAATACTTTTAATTTTAAATTTACGAAGTGCTAATTTTTCAAACTCATTAAGAAGCATATTGCTATAGAGTAATTTTTTAATTTTGCGATATAGACGAGATAAAAAGAGTGT